TGTAGGTACTCCGGTAGATATCTTACCTATTCCGGGAGCTGGCGTTGTTATTCCTTTATAACCTCTTTTTATTCCCCATTTATTACCACTAACAGGACCATCCCCTGTACCTCCACCACCTGAACTTATTCTGTTTAATAATTTAGCTATTTCTTCGAGCTGTTTTTTATTTTCTTCCAGGTCTTTTGTATTTGATTTTAATAATTTGGAATAATCTTTTGTTTTTCCTGTTATCCACCCCCAAATAGTTAATTTCTCTTGTTCTTGTAAGAGTGCTTCTCTTCCTAATTCGAGTTGTTCTTTTTGTTTGTCTAATATTTCTTTTTGAGCAATTAACTGCTCTTTTGACATTCCTTCAAAAGCACTTGGTTTGCCTTTGAGTAAACCGGTAACTTTTTCAAGACCTTTCATAAAATTTTCAAATGATTTTGTTGCTATTACTTTTCCACCCAATTCAACAAGGAAATCATGTATTGATGTTTTCAATCTCACAAATCTTGTTGCTGTTGTATCAGCCACATCGCCCATTGATTCAAGTTCCCTGCGGATAATAACTCCGGCTGCCGTCGCAAAATCTCCTGTTTTCTTTACTTCATTCTGAAGTTCAACGGCACTAATACCAAGATTATCCATAACAAGCACAGACTTACGTCCAATACCTGTAATAATTGATTCGACAAGATAATCTACCGATTCTTTTGTTTGAATAGCACGTTTTGTAGCAAACTCAAAATATGTCGCAAGCTGCTCAAGAGGTATCTTGAAATTTTTAGCCTGAATAGCTTTTTGCATTAAAGTCACATTATCAACTGTCCCCCGTGTAGCTTTTCTTAAATCATTAAGCAAGTTAGGATCATTAAGCTTTTCAAAAGCTGTTATGACACCCTCGGCATTAGCAGCCAGACCAATGATCTTTTTGCCAAATATAGTTACAGCCGTCACACCAGCAGCAAAAGCAACAGTGATATACCCTCCTATCTTCTTAGCCCATCCTTTTACCGATGATTGTGTTTTCTGTAATGTCGAATCCAGTTGAGTGCTGTCGCCCCTGATACGTACTATAAGATTATGCAAAAGTCCCATTATGTTTTATTTAAACTATTAAGTAATGTCTGTCGTATAGATTCCAGTTCAGCCTTTGATATTTTTGTCTCTTTATTTTTCTTCTCGATTATTTCCTTATCATCTCCTATTCTGAATACTGCCCGTGAATTAACAGGTTTATCTTCTTTCTTAATATACGGATCACAGGCAATGATTGTAAAGACCATCTCTCTCATCAGCCAGGCAGTATTTCTCTCCCAGTTGCGCCAGTAACCCTCGACCGCCATCCCGTATTCCGGTATTGTTGAATGTCTCCATCGTTCTATTGTCCAGCCTAACTCTCCGAGGGCAAAGGCCCGGAGCTTGCCGAGACTGACTTTTTTTTTACTTTTGTTTTACCTGCCTTCTCTGTCATCTTGCCGGTGAGTTCCTGTATCTCCTTGATATACTGATCTCTGGCTTCCTGGCTCATATATTCATGCCAGACGACTGCATGAGAGAATTTATACCTGGGCTTTTTGTATATCTCCTTACAGGCAGCCAGATAACCATTCCATACTATTGAAAGAGACAGATCATAGTTACTGACCTTACTTTTCTCGTCCAGTTCGCCAATATCAATACCAAGTTGTTCACAGACCATCTCAAGAGTCATTATCTTAAAAAGAAACGGCACTTCTTTTTCACGGATTAATCCGGCAAAACGGAAAGGCATTTTAAGTCTGACTATCATACCTTGAAAGCATAAAGTGATGATAAAGCCCAGTTGGCAGCATTCGTATTGGCCAATCGTACCGAAGCCGATTCATCAGTCTCTGTACAAGTTAATGTGATAATATTTAATCCTGCGACCAGGCTTTCTTCATTGCTGATATAAGCACTGGTATTATCCCAAATACCTATTGTCGGAACTTCACCTGAAGTAAGGGTCAGGAATACTGCTACTTTAATAACATCTTCATCAGTAACTGAAATTGTATTGCTATTCGCATAAGCTGTTCCGGCTTCGTTAATAGCTGAAGTGATAGCAATATCCGAGATTGTGAAGGTATCATAATCAGTACCTCCGGCATCCGGATCAGTAACAAGGCTTGCCGATGTACCTTTAAGATGATAAAGAGGTCCATTAACTTTAAGTGATCCTGTTAAAGCAGCTGGTATTTCCGTATCGCCGGTTAAACTGACTGAACTAAGATCCACCTCTCCTATTATGGGATAGCTTATACCCCCGACAATAACCATTAGTAATGATGTCCTGCCTGTTATATAAGCAAGCAGATTCGCAGCCGACAGACCCGTTGTTGACATCAACGCATCAAAACTGACTGTCGAATTTCGTTGTCCTTTCTCATGTTCCGCCCATCCTCCTGATTCCTTATTTGAGGCATCGGGAAGATCCTGCTCTGCTGTGATAGTAAGCCCTCGCTGAAGTGCTATCGGCTCGCCATCTGCATAGAGCAATACCAGTGTTCCGCTAATCTTTGCCATTATATCGCTGCTAAAGGTCCATTACCTTTTATATTACCGCTAAACGTAGTAGGTACTTCTTGAGGACCGGATATGCTGATATTCTGAAATGTCCCTTTACCAGTCCATCCCGCTGCTCCTGTTGCACCATCAGTGGTGAATTTTATATCCGTATCCGCTGATCGTGCTATGATAGCTGCCAGTATCTCATCAGGACTTAATCCCGTTCCTGCTTCATCATATTTACCATCAAAACTGATATTCCAGTTTCGCAATCCCTTCTCATGCTCTGCCCATCCCTCTGCTTCCTTCGTAGTGGAATCCTGAAGATCAACATCAACAGTAAGTGTGGCATTGGTCTGGTGTAAAACCCTATCCGATCCACTTATTATTGCAATCAATGTTCCATTGTACTTTGCCATGTTGTTATGTATTTAATTATTACTCAATTATAAAATCATAAATATCTATAAGTCTTATTCTTGAAATTCCTGTATCGCTCAGTTCCACAATCGGGTTAAAAGTCCCGGGACAAAAAATTATTAATGTCCTGTCACCACAAGTAAAAGTCGCAGCCCTGGTTGGCTTGAGCAATCCCCGGACGACATTCAAAATCCCCTGAGCTTTTTTCTTATCAGCTCGCTGTAAACTCTCATTAACAACCTCTATCCTGACAGTACCATAATAGACGAAATCATCCTTCGTGCCATCTTCACCATGCAGTATATCGCCGATATAAACATAGATTGAAGGCGGATTCTTGGGTATGCTCTTATAAACCGGATAAGTAATCCCTGAATAGGTTACATTACCGTTAAGTACTGTATAAATCCCTTTTACCAAGTCATAGATGATATCTACATGAACTTCACTCATCCTTTCGTTACTTTATTAAGTTCTTCCGTCACTCTTTCCCTTAATTTTGTATCCTGCCTGACTGCTGCAAAACCCAGATAGGACATTGCCGAAATATATTTGGTTCCAAACTCAATGAATCCTCCATATTCGACAGGAGTACCAGTAACAGCTTCCATTTCCCCGATGGATTCATTAAGTGGTTCATTACCCATATATTTAATTCTTTTAGATTCAGCATGAACAGAAGCACGGAGACGATCCGTTTCGATACGTCTATCTCCACCCAAGCCCCCCTCCAGTCTCATTTTAGCATCATTGGCAACAGCAATAGCTGTTCTATCCACGCCTCTCTCTACGGCTTTCTCAGCTTCCTTGCGATATTTCCTGAAATCAGCAAGTAACCGTTCCGTCCCTTCAATCTTTATGTTTACCAGAGGTTTCATTTTTTTGTTGCTGCAAGTATTACTATCTCATTAACTTTTGATCCCGATCCTTTATTTCTCGTTATTGGCCTTACAGGATAAAGAGTCATACCGTTATGAGTTATCTTCAGATTATCGTTGTAATCGTTATCCCAGCATTTGATCTTATACAATGCCCTATCAACCAGTTCATCTTCTTTCAGATAACGGATTCCGTCAATCTGAGCTATCTTAGCCCTGACAGTCTCCGAGGTCTCAACTTGTGTAACATCCCCATCACTTTCCGTCTCAGTGATTGTCGTGATAGTGATAGTTGTATTAAATTCTCCGACTCTCATAATCCCATATTCTCATTGATAGATTCGATAAGCCTTCGTGTATCATAGGGAATCCTGCCAACACTGATCTCTTCAGTCACCCCATCCTGCCTGGCATTGAAAAGTGAAGTTACTATGCGTTTGATCACCTCATCAGCCACAGTGTTTGCCTTTCCCGCATTAAAAGTTACTTCCACGTAATAAATCACGGAGGAAGCACCTATCCTGATAGTACCGTAAACCGTTGCCGGCCGTATGCGTTTTTTATTCAATCCCATCTCCTCATGATCAACAGTCGCACCGCATACCTGCACAATAATAGCAGGATCAGAAAGCACAGGACTGACAGGCAGTTCATACCAGCCATCTTCAGCATCTTCTTTCTCAAAATACGCCTTATACTGTTTGTTGACTACCGATAAGGCACAATGAGCCTCCAGCCATATACGTGCAGTGGTAATCAGCTTTTGTATATCTGCGTCCTGATCATCACCGGGATAACCCATAAATGATTTACACTCAGTGACAAATACAGGCTCATTGATGCTTGTTGACAATACTTCCAGTTCCATTTACTTAGTCTCCCTTTTTGCTGCTTCCTTATTCTCTTTGGCTCCTACTTTTTGAGCAAAACCATTTCTTTCAAGAAACTCCGCATTGCGGGAAGTGACCAGCCGGGTACTTCCTTTCTTATCCACCTTACCATTACCGTGAACAAAATTTTTCAAAAACTTTACTTTTTCCATATAATTAATATTTAAAGGAGGACAGACTGGCTGCCCTCCCTGTCTTTTAGCGTTGATAGAGCTTGAAAAGTACCGCGCTGACAATAATACTATCAGTAGCAGCACATGCATTGTCATCGTTGACAATCACTCTGTAATAACGATAATACTTAGCGCAATTACCAAGATTCATCCTGGTTGTATCAAGCAGTTCTTTAGTAGCCGTATTGGCCGCACTCTCGACAATGGCTGCATAAGTACTATTCTCAAAGATCTTACCCTGAAGATCAATGTCGTAAGTATCGGTAGTCCCTGCCCGTGTCAGTTCGACACGAGCATTACAATTGGTCGGCATATCCTTATTGGTTATTATCTCCCAGTAAGCTGTATCGGCAGTGACACCACCGACAGTCTGAGTTCCCGACCATCCGTAATAAGTATCTCCTTCCCGCAGGGTGCGTGATACCACCGTTGTTGTCTGTGCATTAACAAAGGCAGCAAAGAAGGCAAACACAAATAATAAACTGATTAATTTTTTCATCTCATACCTCCTTTTTTTTAAGCACCTTCATACAAAATTGCACCGGTAATATCTGTAAATGCATCATAAACAAATGCATACACATGAGGGGCCGGAAACTTAACGGCTGCTCTGACACTCGCAGTGATAGTCTTACGATCATATTCGGGATCGGTTGAATCCTGATCCCATATCTTGATCTCAATACCACGTCTGATGTAAAGAGTAACCTTTGAGAAATCACCTACCAGCACATTGCCGGCTGTGATCAAATTACTCTGAACAATCTTCAGACCGGCAACAACCAGTCCTCCTGCCGAAGCAAAAGGAGGCACAATATATGTACCGGAATCATTCTTGGCCATGTCCATCTTTGCCAGATCGGCAGGAGCCATAAATGCGTAATTTGGCATATAATTATACTCTGCTATCTGGTTGGCTGCTGCACGTATGGCATCGAAATTATTGGCCGATGGCACTTCATCATCAAGGCTTGTCGAAGCATAAGCCGAAGCGGTGGTTATGATACCATCCAGATGAGGTGTTGTCCCTGATCCCTGGAAAAGTTCATCTTCCAAGTCTCTCTCCACAGAAGGCAGAAGCTCGTTCTTTATCTGTGTAAGCAGTTCGGGCCAGTCCTCCAGAGCCTCATTGGTCACCTTGATATGTGTTCCTATCTTTTCAACCTCTGCTGATTTCTGTATGTATGTCAGATCACTCTGAGGATACTGGCCTTCTTCAGCCACAGAAGCTGTTGCATCTGTACGACCTGATCGCTCAACCCATGTGACACGACTCGAACTAGTCATACCTCTGCTGACCACGTCAAGCATTAAAACCTGACGGTCAGGGAGCTTTTCCACTCCCGGTGTACGCATCGGCACTATGACAGCATCGGCCAGAGCCGAATCACTCAACTCCGTATATGTGTCAATAGTGGATGCTTTCAGTAAATGTCTCGGATCACCCTTTAATTCAAAAGAGAATACACCTCCGGGGATTATTTCTTTTCCTTTGAGGATCTTATCCTTTCCCTTCTCCTTGTATTCTTTTTCAAACTCACTGAATAGTGATTCAGGTTGTCCGTAATTCTTATCCTTGAGTTTTAGCTCAAGAGCATCAAACTGTTCCGAAAGAGTCTTTTTATCAGCTTCCAAAACTGTAATCTTTTTTTCAGACTCTTCAATTTTGCCTTCCAGTTCAGCTTTCTGATCTCCTGAAGCCTTTTTTAAAGCCTCAATGGCATCAGTCTGCTTTTTTTGTTCAGCTTCTATCTGATCAGTTAATGCTTTTAACTGTTTTTCATCCATTTTGTAATGTTTTTAAAATCGTTTGTAATATCTGTTGCATAGTCGGCGCAATAATCGTCTGGGTGAAATTATCTTCCGGCGCAGGTTCGATATTGAGTGACTTTATAATTGCCTTTATTTTCATTATCTCTGCTTCAAACTGTTCGCAGGTCTCATCAGTATATTTGCCATTCTTGAGTCCTTTGCTTAACGTCTCAAGCCTTTTATTAAGATTTTCAACCATATCTTCTGTTTCTCCTTTGGCGGAAATTATCCGTGTCAATGAATTTGCTCCCCAGGTAACTGAACTGTATTCCCATAATTTCAATTCAAGTAATTTGTGATATAATAGCTCACCATCTTCATCATTTACATCCTCTGATCTGATAGTATTATATCCAAAACTTAATTCGGTAATAATCCCGTCAATATGTTGCTGAAGCTTATCCTGCGAAAATGTATCTTTGCCAAATACACTCTCAAAATACAATCCCTCTTCTTTTTCTTCAAGAACCTGCGGGATGGCTATCGGACTCCAGCTATCATGCTGCCATAGATGTTTGATGCGTGGCTTGGCACTTTCCGGGCCCCGTTCTTCTATCGTTTTTGTAAAAGCCCCAGTTATAACCATATCACCATCACTATCTACATTATTGAATATTGAACACAATCCGGTTACAATGCCTTTGCCTTCATCAATATCTTTAAGCTCGAAATTCGACTTAACCTGAAATCCCGATGTACTCTTCCCTGATGCTTCCTCAAAAAGGATGTACTTGATGTCGTGATCCTTGAGCCATTTCTTAGCCTGGGCCACGGTAAACTTATCTTTCGGGAAGCGATAAGCCTGAGTCACCGCATTGCCTTTAGGATCACTCTTGAGCGGTCCGCCGTAAATCATTATCCCGTCATCCAGAGTCTTTAAAACAACTATACGTGCAAAATCATCCGGATCCCTTACTCT